TCAAGACTTCTGATCAATTTTGGCTTGGGTATTTTTATTCATTACGCGACCCACCACATACGCGATCACCATGGCTGCAATACTGGCTACCGATGCTTCATTGAGGTTAAGCCCCAATTCTGATGCGCCTGCAACAGCGATGCTGCCGATTAAGGTTGCCCAAAATTCGGTGGTTTTTATTCCTGGTTTCATAGATTTTCTCCAATGTTAAAGTTTATGCATAAGCTCGTTTCAGCCATCCTTTGAGGAATTTGGCCCGCCTTGGCTGAGTGGCGGCGAGTGTTCGATAATATCCAGCGGCTTCAGATTTCAAGGCTGCAAGCAAGTCGCTCAGATCAGCCTTATTAATGGCCGCTAAAGTCATAGGACCTAAAACGCCATCCTCAGCAATATCTTGTCCCGTGGATTTTAAAGCCCGTTGAACAAGTCTGTGTGCCCAAGACGATCCCATGTTCACTGCCAGATCAAAAACCTTGGTGGCAAGATTGACATCCTTGATGTCTTTGTAAAGTTGAGGGTCCCAGAAGTCGCGCTTGTAAATACCTTTAGCTTCATCGATTGTCAAAGTATCCACGTCAATATGGGGATAGCTACGTTTAGAAATCCCAAATTTGGTTTCACCGCCATCATCGTCGGGATCATCGCTGTAGCCGCCTTCATGTGAAAGCACAAAGCTGACTGCATGCTCAAAGCGTTCATCGGTAAGGTTTTTAGGTTTATTTTCCATGACTGATTCTTGCCTCCAATTCATTGATTTCTTCGTGAAGGGAAATAATGCGCTCTTCCAGCCGAAAGACTTTTTCTGCAAGCTGCTGGTTCTTTTGAAACCATTCCTCCTGCATCACTACCCGTGTATCAAGTTTGGCTGCCCACCAGATGGCAGTTAATGTTTGCAAAATCATCGCTATTACGATGCCAAGAGGCACTTTGCGATCAACGCGCCATCTTGAAAGGCCAAAGCTTTTGGGGCTATTCGTCATCCGTTTCTCCTTTAAAGTCGCGCGAAGCCTCAATGGTGGTAGTGTAACCACTGCTATCCAATGTGTGCTCAGCACGGGTTATAACCCAGTCGCTTGGAATACCTGGCCGAAATCCTGATAAATATATTTTGGATTCGGCGACCAACTCCGGACGACCAGCAAGGGTTATATTCAGAGTTTGTGTCCCACGTGTCAGCCGTTCGAGTTTTGCTTCCGCTGCGGCCTTTGCTAACCCTGAATTGGGGTAGACCCCACGCAGTGTGTGGACGGGATCACCATCACCTGCTTTCTCTTCTATGGGCTCCGCTTTATCAGGGTCATGCCAATATGAAACAACCGAGTTATGTTGATCACGCTCTGCAAAAGTCACGCGCCAGCTTGAAATTTTTTCAAGGCTTAAAGTGCCCCCACCAATTAATTGTCCGGTAAACGATTTAGCCTTACCTTCTGGGACAAATAACAAAAATCCATTGGCGGGTTTGGCAATGGCTCCATGCAATTGGGCCAGCCGCGTCAGTAAATGCATGTCACTTTCAGCGGTTTGATCAACATGGGGTAGCTTTATGCTGGCAAATTGTGATGCAACGCGTGGTTGATAACCATGTTTGGAGGCAATAGTATTAACCAGATCACCGATTGTTTTTTGGTGCCACTCATCAATTTTTTGCGATTTAAGCGATGCTTTAAGATCGGCTGCATGCCCCTTGATTTTCATAGTTTGAGGTGAGCCTTCGAGTGTGATTTCATCAACGATATAAACGCCCATGGACACTAAACCCGTTTCCTGATAGCCAATGGAAACTTGCAGTTTTGCTCCCGTTCTTGGTAATTCAAGCAAGGAATCACGATCATCTAGGCAAATTTCAACGGTATCACTGGTAATACCGGCTTCATCGGTGATGCGAATAGAAACTAAGCGATTCCTAATCAATCCCGTAATCATCTGACCTTCTACCCAAAGATTAAAATCTGGCGTCATCTCAATCCCATAATTTAATTGTTGGTTTTTTCGCAGATTTTTGGATTTCAGGCAGATTAATCAAAAGGCCTGCAGGTAAAAAGCTTCCCCATTCAGCAAGCTCTGGATTGGCAGTTAAAACAATTTCAACAGCACCCGATTGAAACCCATAATGCTTCCAGCAAATCCAATCGAGCATATCGTTTTCTTTGGTGCGGTAGCGTGTCATTATTCTTCACCGTAACGTTCAATGCTTAATCTAAATTCAATTTTTCGAGGAGCACCGTCCGCTAAAAAAGTATTTTGTGATTCTTCAATTTGAGTAATGACAAAACGACCCAGAACATTTCCTTGGCCATTAATTAACATGAGGGGTTCTTGTTTTGCAGCAGAGTCACGCATGGCATTGATTTGTCCTAAGCCTCCGCGAAAATGCGGGTAAATCACACCGTCTAAATCAATACGGTCACAACCTGGCCCAATAGCTTGAAGCAAAGGTTCTTTGCCAATGCGCTCAATAGAAGGCCAACGATATTCGCTGCTGCGCTTTAAACTTTGATATGCGCTGGTATTTAATGAAAACCGATAAGGTCCAAGGGCAAGCATCATGGCAATGCCCCCACAGGATCATATAATGCCCCACGCGATTGCGCTTTAAGACGACGCATGACTTCATCTGCTACAGCTTTTGAGTCCTGGTTTTGTGTTGCCTGAACATTGATATTGAAACTGTTATTTTGGGTGTTATTTTGAGCCGTTTTGGGTGCCAGTGATAAAGGGTTCTTAAGCGATTCACTGACAGGTTGCATGGCAGGTGCTGGCAGCTCAGGCGTCGCTTTTTTGCCCCACATTCTATCCCAAAAGCTACCAACCGCTTTAAACGGTGTTTTGATTTTCTCCCAGAATTTACCCAGCCAATCGCCAAAGGCTTCCCATACCGGTTTTATAGGTTCCCAAATGGTCATAAAGAAACTTTTGACAGATTCCCAATTCGTGACCACCAAGGTTGCGGCAATGGCTATGCCACCAACAATGGCGCCGACTGGATTAGTCATCATGGCAACGGTTAGAGCGCGAAACCCCGCAATAACGGCTGGAAACACCCTGGAAGCTAAGGCCATGAACGAGGCGCCAAGGGCTTGAAGAGCACCACCAAAAGCAAGAGCCCCCATTCTGACTGCGGTAATCAGCGAAGCGCTATTAACGCCGATAAAACCTGCTTTAACAAGCGTGATAGTAATTAAAAGAGCACGCCAAGCTGTCGCAAGTGCCAATGCACCGCCTTGAATAAAAGTCCAAGCATAACCAATTGCAATGGCAGCTATTTTTCCTCCAATCAGAGCGGCTGTTACACCCATAATTAATTTTGTTAAAATGGGATGCTGCTGCGCAAAGCCAGCCATTTGAGTGCTTGCAGTGCGCAATACTTTGACAATGGCATTAAGGGGCGGCAAAAGCACAGAGCCCAGATTCATACCGACTTCTGCAAGGCCATTTTTTAGGAGCTGTAAATTATTGGCAGTGGTATTGGCGCGATTGGCAAATTCACGCTGCATGGAGCCTGCAAATTTGGTTTCATCGTTAATCATGCTCACGGCTTTTTTGTATTCGTTTAAGCTGCCAACCAGCAAAGCTACATCGTCTTGATATTCCATTCCAAAGAGATCGAACAAAATGCCTGAGCGTGTTTGCTTGTCCATTTTCTCCATGGCTTCTAGGAACTTAACCAAAGCTCCTTGGGCATCTTGGCCGATATCTTTTTCAAGTTGTTTGGCACTCATCCCCATTTGACGCAAAGCGTCTTGAAATTTTTTACCTTGTTTGCCAGCGGTTTGTAGTTTACTGAGCATCGCGTTAATGGCGGTTCCTGCCTTTTCAGGGGCTTTACCAAGACTGATAAAAGAGCCTGCCAGAGCGCTGGCTTGTATCGGGGTCAAGCCAAATTGACGTGCTGTACCACCAATACGATTGAGTGCTGGCACCATATCTTTGGCTTTGGCTGCAGTGTTATCAGAGAGATAATTGATCGCATCACCCAGCTTGGTCATCTCGGTGATGGGGATTTGATAAACGTTTGCCAATTTTGCCATGGCATCACCGGCTTCTTCTGCTGACATATCAAAAGCGGTAGCCATTTTAGAGACGACATTGGTGAAAAAAGCTAAATCTTTAGCAGCGATACCAAGTTGCCCGCCGCTTGCTGCAATTTGGGCAAGACCCGCAGCAGATAGCGGGATTTCACGTGACATGATTTTTAAGGTTTCACCTAATTTTTGAAGGCCATCTGGGGTGTCAAAAGTAACAACTTTGCGCACATCCGCCATGGCGCTTTCAAAATCAATCGCGGCTTTAATGGGTGCTGCCAGTGTTGCACCGAGCGCCACTGCATCAAACATTTGACCACGGAGATTAGCACGCTGAGCAAGTATACCCTGGCGCTTTTGCATGATTCGATCGAGGGCAACATAATGGCCTTTGAGCTTTTGCAGGGATGCGCCTAATTTGGTTTGCTGGGAGATGAGGCTCTGAATATCTTTGCCTGATTTTCGTATTTCACTATCAAGGGAATGTAACGCTTCACGTTTTTGCAAATAGGCGGTTTTAGCTTTAAGCGCTGCTGTTTTAGAGCGTTCAAATTCTGTGACCAAGGCTTTGCTTGGATTGGTGGTGGCCGCCATCTGCATGGCAAGAGATTTAACTTGTTTTTCAGCGTCCATCCATCCACGCTTAGCAAGCAAAGTATCTCTATGAAGCTGCTGAAATTTTCCGGTGGTTTTGCCTGAGGCGTCAAGTTGTTTAATCGCTTGACCAAGACGTCCTAATTGGCTGATGCCAGAGGACATAGTTGCGCTAAAATTGCCTTTAAGTGCAGCGCCAATGACAACGGATAAGGTATGAATGGCTGTCATGTCTTTTGTAACTCCCTCGCACTATTGATCCATAAAACAAACTCCTCTATATCCATCTCTAGCCATTCGCTAATTCCGCCTTTTGCAAAAGCTGCCAAAGACAAAACACTGGCTCTTAAGTCTTCAGGTCGGATGGCAGCAAAAAACCCTGCAATGCCTCTTGGATCTTGGCGTAATCAGCTAAATCTAATTCTTCAACAGCATCTTTTGGAATATCTGCAAGATTGGCAATGAGCGCTACTTCCTTTTCAGCATCACTATTAGCAAGGCGTTCAACCGCTAAGCGATCACGGACCTTTGGTCGTCTTAAAGTCAGCTCTGAAATAACAACGCCATCAATTTTAATTGTTTCGGTCAGTTTAATTTTTTGCATAGTGTTAAATTCCTAAAGCGGTTCGAAGGGATGACATCTGATCAACGCCATTGATTTTGCGCACCATATTTTCAGCATCAATCTCAATAAGTTCACGGCGATCAATTGTTAATTTATAATAGCGGATGGATACGGTACATTTGAGGGTTGCTTTATCAGCGGGTTTCCAATTGCCTGGATCAAGCTCCTTAAATTGACCACGTAAATTCACCACAACAGCTTCCGCGTCGCCACTCCCTTGTAGGCCACCGCGAAGTGTCAGTGAAACTGCATTGCTATCTACCAACCCAAAGAGCCTAAAAAGTTCAGGGTCGTATTCTGAAAAGGTGAGCTCTGCTTCTAATTTCTCCATGCCCATATCAATGGCAACAGGAATATCCATGCCACCCGCGCGGTGCTCTTCGGTTTTAATGGAAAGCTTTGGCAAACTGATTTCATCAATGCGACCGGCATAACCACGACCATCAACGAAGGCATTAAAGTTTTTAAGAATTTTTGGCAACATCAGATCAGCTCCTTGATATAATCGTTAATCAAATGGGAACGAAAGACGATCCGCTCTGCTGGATAAGGCGGCGTAAAATCAAAGTCAAAATAGACTTTACCTTGCGCAATATTCGCTGGAGTATTAAGCTCTGGATCGGGATAGCATTGCCCACCTAAAATAGCGCCAAGAGCCTTGAGGTGCGCCAAATAAGCATTGACGCTTTCAACCACATCATCCAAGTAGGTTCTTGTAATATTGCGGTCCACAGCCCAAAGATGCGCACGCAGCAAACTGTCATTGATTAAATCAGCGGTTCTGCGTACCGATAAAAAAGACCATTTAGGATCGCTTGCACAACTTCTATTACCCCAAAGGCGATAGCCTTCTTGATGAATAATGGTTGTGACTTCATTTTCGTTGAGAAAATTTGCCCGGCAATTGGCATCACCTAAAGTAAAATCAACTGGTCTTGCGGTGCCAACAATACCGTATATTTCTTGATTAGACGGCGACCACCAAAAACCATTTTCATTATCACTGCGTGCGATAAGCCCTGCTATGTAAGGGCTTGGAGGCACAACTTCTTCATGATCGGTAAAAATCTTCACCCAAGGGTCAACAACATAAACCCGTGCATGACCAAAATCCTTGCGCCACGTGATGGCATCTTGATCGTTGGTATTTGGTCCATCGGCAATAATGACGGCACGCAATCTATCTGCAATAGCCAGCATACTGCTAATGACCGGGTTTGCTTGATTGTTGGGTCTTTGATGGGTAAAGCCAGGCGCAATCAAAATACGAGGTGCGCTATGCACAATACTTTCAGCACTTAAAAATGCTTGCACGCCTTTATAATCGCCTGTTTGTGCATCAATGCCGCCAATAATATTGGCAATTGTTTCTGCTTCATCTTCACCCGCTTCAACACGAATAACGATGACCATTGCGCCAATTTGATCAAAAATACCGTTAATCGCCATGGGCAAAGTTCCAGCATCTCCAAGCTTTGCCGCTTCTCTGCGAGAGCCAACAATCAACACAGGCTTGTTCAATGGAAAAACAGTATTGTCAGCTTCAGGGGCTGTACCAATCAGTCCAATAACTGAGGATTTTGTGGTTCGAATGGTGCGCGGTCCGCTGGTAATTTCGGCAACTTCAACACCATGTAAAAATTGTTCAGCCATAAGTTCCCCCTAAACCTGGTTCAATGTTTTTTTGAGATTGTCTTCAAAGCCATCCAAAAAAAGGTTCAACTCTTCTTGAGTGGCCACTTTTTTAATAAAGCTTTGTGCTTGATCTTCTAGAGCTTCGCATCGCGCAATCGCTTTTATGCCTTTTTGCGATTTACCTTGAATAAGTTTGGCCATATCAAGAACAGAAAGAGATCTGGCTTCTGCAAGAGGGGAAATTAATGAAGCATCATTATCATCAGGTGCTTGATTATTCGCTGCAGTATTCAAGATGTTTTCAGCAGCTTTAGCTTGGATGTCATAAGAGCGTGATTTTTCATGAGAATAACCTGCGTATTTGCGGCGATAGACATTGAGAATAAAGCGTATGGTATCTAATGCGCCTGCGCGTGAATTTTGCAATAATTCTTGAGCCACATCTGCATCATCGCGTTCTGAAACTGAGCCATCTTCGAGTAATTTATAACGTTTTTCCCAAGC